CGTTAAAGGCGTTAACGATGGTAACTGCACCTACAGCGTTTGGAAACGTCCATTCGTGAAAACGGGCCCCACTCAGACGATCTCTCCCCAGGAACGTCAAGTGGAAAGGGACCTCAACAAGCTCATCAGCGAGAGCAACAAATACGATTCCCACCCATGGGGCTTGCGCATTTTGGCGCCAACAATTCCGACCTACGAGAAGCAAGACCTTGCCGGCATTGTCTTCAAGATTTTGGCAGACGACGCTCCTTCCAACGACAAACCTGCGTATCAGGTAGGACCCCTTTCAGGGGACGCTGTGCACTACGGGAATCACCCAGCAAGCGTGGGAGTGTCTGTAAACAACAGGGCCGCGAACATGGCACAGCCCTGCTCACCATCGTCCGAGATGCTCAAGAAGCTCAACTCTATGGTCGATGCGTTCATTGCCAAGACATTTACGAAGAAGAAGATATTGGACTGGCTTGACAATGTGAGTCGTGCGCCACTGAAGGACATCTGTTCAGGTAAGTGGAGCGTGGAGGCTTTGGAGAACGCTTTCAAGTATCTCATTGCCCAAGGCTCAGACCTGTCTCTCAAGTGGCAGGCTAATGTCAAACAAGAGGTCGCACAGCTTGCCGTCAAACAAGGCATGCAATGTCACAGGCCGCGGCTTGTGCAAGACTTTTCCCATGCAGGGCAACTAGCAGAGAAAATTGTGATGGCCTGCTTCGAGGCACTGCTTTTTGCACCTGACGCATTTGAGGCGTGTAGTATAAAACACATGCCCAAAATGGCGCGCGTCCGCGAAATCTTTTCCACGCCTCTTCCCACTGACAAAGTGTATGAAGGCGATGGAAGCGGCTGGGAATATGGAGTCGGATTGGACCTCATGGTCCTTGGCGAGCAGCGCATCATGGAGCACATCGGCAAGATCCTCTTCAACGGGGGGGACGTGATGGGGCTCCAAGAGGCTTGGTGGCAGTACGCTTTTGGTGGCAGGTCTTCGCGCAAGGCCAAGTTCAGCCACAAGAAGGGGAAGAACCAAGCATCGCTCACAATGCGCGCATGTCGCAAGTCTGGTGATGGGATCACATCCAGTGGAAACTGGTTCATTAACGCGCTCATCTGGGCCTGTATCATTTTAGACGATCCAGGTGCCTGGGTGCGCGACCCGAAGGCTCAACGCTACCTTCAGAAGGACGGCACTTACGTCCGCTTCGTGGTGTTCTTTGAGGGGGATGATTCGTTCGTTGTGACCGACTCCCCTTTATCCATTGGAGCAATTGAGGAAGCGTGGGCGCGGCTGGGCTTTCAAATGAAGTTAGCCAGTCGGGGGATGGGCGACAGGCTCGTCTTCGTCGGGGTTGAAGGTCGGCGCGGGTCGAAAGCGCCACCCGTACCAGAAATACCAC